AGTTCCGTAAAGGTTGCACCACTTACAGAAACCAGAACCTCATTACCGCCCGGATTCAGTTCCGGGAACACCAACTCATCAAGCTGTGAAAGAGCGTTCCGCAATGTTACCCCGGTATTGGAATCCACAACTTTAGCCGTCAGCTTTGCCGTATCAAGTACAAAGGTTTCTCCTTCCGCAAGTTTTCCTTTTACACGAACCAACTCCCCATTTACTTCGATATCCACATAAGAAGAGGTGCTGTCCATAATCGCTTTTAATTCAAAAATCGGTTCAGATATAAGATTTCCCTTTTGTCTGTTTACAGTGGTCTTGCCCTCTGCTGCGATAGAAAACACCTCATCCTCTACGGCATAACCGAATGGATCAGGACAGATAAACTCCAAAGAAAACGTACCTGCTGTCCGTGATACTCTTTCCATGCTGATTTCCGTATTCAGTCTCGCCATAAAATATCTGTCCGGATATTCATCAAAAATCAATGGCTGAACCCCTCTATACGGATTCAGCCACCCATTAATTTCATCTATTCTATGTACCAGAGCAGAAAAATCCTGCTCCGGGAACACGGAACATTCCACCGGAATGATACGCTCAGAATACTCCATTCCAAAATCCAGTATCCCTGACCTTCCCGGTATGCTTTCCGTATTATTTCTAAAAGCCGGAAGCATGGGATATCCCGTAATTCTTGCTTTCAGCTTTTTTTCCTTCGAATGAATTCCCTGAAATGAAAATCCCATGCTTCTCCTCCTTCTTAGGTGATTGGTATAATTCCCTGTGCCCTCGTTCCCGACTGCATCAGGTTATACAGTCCCTGTGATACCTTTCGAATATCATCCTCACTTCGTACTACCATCTGTGCTACACTCACAAGCGGGCCGGTATAAGTAATCACCGTTCCGCCACTTCCCGAACCGGAAGTCTGTGTATTCGCTCCCACCCTTGCATCTACATCAAAGTCTGTAGGAATGGCATTGTTAATATCCTTTGACACCTTATCCATTTCATCTGTGAAGCCCTCGCCAAGACCTTTGGCCATGTTGTCACCAATTCCAGCAAACACACGGGATGGTGAATGGATACCGAGCAGGCTCTTGATACCGCCAACGATATCCCCAACAAAACTGGAAATCTTGTTCTTTACCCACGAAATCATGGAAGAAACACCACTCCAAAGTCCGGTCACGATATTCTTTCCGACACTCACAATAGAGGTCGCAGCTTTTCCAATACCGGAAATAATGGCTGTCACGATTTGAGGTAAACTTGCCACCAGCTGTGGTATCGCCTTAACCAATCCAACCGCCAGCTGAACCACCAATTTAACACCCATCTCAATAATCTTAGGCAGATTTGTGGTTATGAAATTGATGATGGACGAAATAATCTGAGGCAAAGCAGCCACCAATTTCGGCAGTGCATTCAGAAGTCCCTGGGCTAATCCGGTAATGATGGAAAAAGCGGCATCCAGAATTTTATCCATGTTGTTCAGCAAAGTAGTGCATATTAAAATCACCGCATCGACTATGGTCGGAATCAACTGTGGCAGTGCCTCTCCTATTCCGGTTGCCAGTGTGACAATCATCTGAATCGCAGCATCGACCAACTGTGGCAAATTCGCTAAAATTCCGTTGACCAGTGTAAGCACCAACTGCAAAGCGCCCTCGGTTATCTGAGGAAGGGCGGCTATCAGTGAATTCAGAATAGTCAGCACAATATTTGTCGCAGATTCAATCAAAATCGGCAGATTTTCCAGAATCGCACCTCCGATAGAGGTCACGATATTAAGTCCCAACTCAAGGAACATCGGCATCTGCTCTGTGATAATGGCTGCCACATCTCCTATGGCTGTTCCAATTGCCACACTTATCTGACTGAAATCTCCGTTTGCTTCATTGATTGCATTTCCCAGTGTGGAAAATACATCTGTTATTCCTGCGGACATCTGGCTTACCGTTGGTAGGAACACACCCTCAATGGAGCGTTTCGTTCCCTCCAATGCAGAATCCAAATCCGCATATTTTATTTCATTAATTTGTGACAGGGCATCATAGCTTGCAGCCGCCCCATCTTTCATCCCGGCAAGCACGGGAAGTACATTTGCCTGTAAATCTTCAAACTGTGTACCGAACAGTTTAACCGCAGCCGTGTTCTTTGCTATCGGGTCATCCATATTATTTAAGGTATTCACAACTTCGAAGAAGGCCTCCTCGGCACTCTCTCCTCCGGCAGCAAACCGTTTCGTCATTTCATCTGCATTCATCCCAAGTGCCTGAAATGCTTCTATAGTTGTATTGCTTCCGTCCTTTGCCCTTAAGTTAAATTCCTTAACGGCATCACCGACTTTATCAATGGAGAAAACACCTGCTTCTGCACCATTGATAAGTCCGGTAACAAACTGATCCGCTGACAATCCCAATGCGGAATACTGTGCGGAATATTCATTTAAGGTATCGAGTAAATCCCCGTTTTGGTCTGCACCATTCTGTGCGCCGACTGCAATGATGTTATATGCTTCCTCTGCTGTCACACCAAAGTTCTTCATCAGTGCATTGGCAGCACGAGCCGATTCCTGCAGATCATATCCGAAGGTATCACGCAAAGCAAAACCGGACTCTGTGGCTTTCTGTAACTCATCCCCCACAAGTCCGGTTGTTTTCTGTACAATGGATAATCCCTCTGCTACATCCTCAAGGCTGTCACCGAAATTATTGGTATAGACCTTCTGTGCGATTGCACCAAGTTCCTCTAATTCCGTGCCTGTTGCTCCTGTGGATGCGGATATCTGATTGACAGCCTTATTATATTCATCACCCAGTTTTATCAGTTCCACACTTGCTACCACCACGGCAGCACCTATGGCAGCTGCCGCTGCTGCGATAGCCGTGCCGACTCCTGCGACAACAGAACCGACCTTTTCGAACTTACCGGATGAATCCTCTGCCATATCTCCGCTGTCTGAGAGTGATTCTGCAAAATCATCCGTCTGTTCCTCTGCTTCCTCCATCTCTTGTCCCAGTCTGTCAATGGCATCCTCATTGGCTTTCAATTCAGACTCCATTTTATTCAAATCAGCCTGTGCATTGTTCAGCTGTATCTGCCAGCTTCTGGTTCGGCTATCCGCTTCCCCAAAAGAAGAGGAAGCATTTTCAAGTGCCGCCTGTAAAGTCTGCACCTTATTTTTCTGTGCTTCTATCTCCTTCGTCAGCACACCGTTTCTTGCACTTAAGGACTGGATGGATTTATCGTTTTTATCAAATTGCGATGTGACAAGGTTCATTTCTGAACCAAGCACCTTAAAAGCGGAGTTGATTTCCTTTAGGGCATTTTTAAACTCCTTCTCGCCCTCAACTCCCATCTTGACACCGAAACTCTCAGCCATCCAAACACCTCCTTAGATGCCTTCCGGTATGATATCCTCAATGAAAACCTCCCTCTTAGGCTTTGCAATTCCAAGAAACTGTTTGTGAAGTTCCCATTGATCCATAAGTTCGCCAAGCGGTGTCAAAAGCACTTCCTCTTCCGGTTTCCGTAACTGTGTTACTCCGATATACACGAACCGGGCAAAGCTCACTTCTGGTGGCTCTGCCCGGTCTGTGCGTTTCCCTTTTCATTTTTCTCCGGCATGGATTCCACATGACGCTTCGTGCCTTTTAACATTGCTGCCATGATTGCATCCTTATATTCTGCCAGTTCATACGGATTGGTAAGAAGTTCTATTTCATCTTCTGTAAGAAGCGGTTTCGGTTCATCCCTGTGCTGTAAATTATGGATGAGGATTTCCTGATTTGCCAACAATGCAATCAGCCAAATAACCTCTCCCAACGATTCCTCCATCGTTGCATTCTTTAACAGCTTGTCACCGAGTTTCTCCAAACCGCCATACCGCTTGGTAATATCCTTTGTTGCTTTGGTGGTAAGAATCAGCTTGTGTTCCACACCACCGATTGTAATAACCTGACTTCTATCTTCTATACTGTACATACTGCTTCTCCTTTCAAATCCCGGTTACCCGGTTTCTATGCATCCTCTTCCGATACATTTGACGCTTTAGTTGTATAAGCAGGCTCGTAAACCTCTTTATACCAGCTTCCGATAGTTGTTGTATTTACACCGGAATCATCCTCACTGACCTCCGCTTTCCACGGATGTCTGCCCTTTCCGTCCACCTTATTTCTGCGCATTACCGTTCCTTCAATGCTTGGTGTCTGGAAGTTTATGGATTCTCCCTTTGTTTCCAAATTGGTAGCCGGAACCGCAAACTTCACACGGTATAACCAGAAATAACGGTATTTTCCGTTTGCCTTCTTTGCTCTGAAGCCGACTGCTACAGGCTTACCGTCGTCTTCCGATGTGGAAACCAGTACACCATTGCTGTCAATCTCTGCACCTGTCAGTTCTGATGCTGCGGAAAGTCCGATGTCATCCACACCAAGTGTCAGTGTGCCAGAATTGAATTCCTTGATGATCTGTGCAATTCCATCATCCGCATACAGCACTGCTTCTGCAAGTTCTACAGACAACTCCACAGAAATCGCTTTTGCAAGCTGCACCGGAGTACCATAGGTTTCCTCCTCGTTTTCATCCTCTGTAATAGGCGCATAAAATAATTTATCAAGACCGATGGTTGCCATTGGCAAATCCTCCTTCCTATTCGCTTATTCCCATTACTTCAAAAATGTAATGGTGGTATTTTGTTTCTTTTTCAAACTCCATATATTTTCTGGATGTAATCGTAATGTCTGCATCCAGGAGCCTTGTAGTAATCTCATCCCTCATCTTCAGATAATTTCCTTTACAGTAAAGTGCCAGTTCAACTTCCTCTGTCTCCACGATTGGTCGGTCATCTGCACATACAGGGAAATCATCCGTTCCGGGTATGATTACCAAAAAAGTATCCGGTTGTTGAGGTTTTCCTTCCTCATCATTAACCGGATACTCCGAAACTGTCACTTTCAGTTTCATAGGTTCTAATGCCTTTATGATTCGGCTGTTCAGACTCATAATTTCTCCACCTCCGAATCCAATGCTTCCTGCATCTTTTTGATGCATTCCTTCTTCGCCTTTCTGCCGGCCGGCTTCGCCCACGGCTTGGCTGGCTGATTAGAACGACCATGTTCCAAAACAGCAGCTTTCAGTGGGTTGGGTACTCCTTTTCTGTCATAACCGATACAGCCCACCTTTATGTTCCAATTCCCATCTGCAGACTGGTAAGGTTTCGTAACAGACAGAGACTCAAGCAAATCACCTGTTGATTCCGATGGTTCTTTTGTCGCCTGACCAATAACGGAAGAAAGACTCTGTTTCGCAGCATCGTACAATGGCTTTACCCCTTCTTCCAATACCGCACTTGTGACTGCATCATAATAGCTGCCCAGTGCTTCCATCTTTCGTATGGTTTCTTCCGGCAGTTTGAATGTCATCTTTGCCATCGCGCCACCTCCCTCGCCATAATGGTAAGCATTCCGCTCCGCTTATCTCCAAGCACGGACTCAATTTCAAAAATTCTGTCCCCGTGTTTTATTCTCATGGTAGATTTAATTCCTGAACGAAATCGGATGTATATTTTATTTGTGATTTCTGCAGTCTCTCTGTTGGAAGCCATATACTCTTTACCGGAAACGGGAGCGATGTCTGCCCATACCGTATGGACTGTCATCCACTCCCTTGTTTCAAACCCGTCTGCATCCTGTGTACTTTTATAATCCTGTATTTCTATGCGGTATCTCATCCTTCCGACCTGCATCAGAATTCCTCCTTCCGCACACTGTACAGCAGAAATTTAAGCATCCTAGTCAACTCATCAAAGTCTGCCTTTTCCCTGTTTTCATATAAATAGGTCACAGCATAACGAATTCCAACTTTCACAATCTCCGGCACTTCTTCCATTTCATCAAAATCTGTTCTTACAATATCCTGGCACAGACTTTCTGCTGTCTCCAAAAGCGTCTGAATGAGGGCATCCTCTTCCGTGCCATCCAAACGCAGATATAATTTCGCTTCATCCACGGTCACAAGCATACCCTCATCCCCCTATCTTACGCAGACTTCATACTAAGCAGTTTCACAGCTTCAGGAAGAATCAGCTTTCCATCCACTCTCTGGCTTGCAAGGAAACCGACCTGTCCTGTGGTTGCATAAAGTTCATTCAGACGTTTGAAGCTTCTGCCCTCACGGTCTGCAATCCAGTAATAAGAAAAATCACCGAATGCAAGAGGTGTGGCTCCTGCTGCCACTTCCGGTGCAAATGTGGAAGTGTAATAAGGACGGTTCAAAATCATATCCGGTACACCTACAGACACAGAAGGCTGCCAGATATAATTACCGTTGGAATCCTTTAACTTACGTAGTGCCTTAACTGTGGAATCATTCAAAATCCATTTAGCCTTCTTACGGTAAGGAGCCTTTAATGAATAGAACAGATCCATGACATCATCAAATGTGATGTTGGCAGTCGTAGTTGTTACACCAACTTCTCCACCTCCGGTGGCATTGAAAATACCGACAGGTTTTCCGGCACCGTCACCAACAAAGAATGCTTCCTCTTCCTTTGTGGAGATACGTCTTGCAAACTCTTTCACGATATATGCCTGAACGTCAAATATACTATCATTTAAAAGTTCATCCGATACTTTAATCATGGTAGCAAGTTTATATGCTCCGATAGATGTCTGACCAAAGCTGTCATCAGATTCAGGGAACTGTCCGTTCTCGTCAATCCATGCTGCTTCGCCCTTACCCGTAACAATCGGAATCTTGCGGTCACCGCTGGAAGTTCTGATTACGGTTGCAAGGGAACGGAAGAAACTCTCCTCTTCCAGTCCTTCCACCAATTTTCTTTCAAACTCATCCGGCACCAGATAACCGCCCTCGGCATCTTCCCCGATGGAAAGTGCATTATTGACATCGTAATAGTTCTTCTTACGCATCGCATTCCAGAATGCAGTCTGGTATTCAGCAGATGCACGTCCGCTCCCCTTATCCCCCGGCTTCATGCCCGGCTTATCCTTGATTGGTTCGGAAGTAGCCTTTGCCAGTTCCGCATCAATGGCAGCCTGTCTCTGCAATCTCTCGATTTCTTTACCGAGTGCCACCACATCCGCTTCCATTCTTTCGTAAGTCGCATTGTCCTCTGCAGAAATCAGACCATCACTGCCCCTTCTGGAATCCAAAAATGCCTTGGCAGTTTCCCATGCTTTCTTTCTCTTTTCCATTAATTCCAATACTGTACTCATATTCATTGCCCTCCTTATGGCTTTAACAGACTGAGCCGCTTTTCAAGCTCGCT